GCACCACTAACTATACTGGTTGGAGCTGAAGTCGAAACGCCATGACCCCAATAATCATATGCCCATGTTACTGTATATTCTTGTATTGCATCACTTGCCCAATCTAAAGGAACTTCTGCAAGTTCTGTTGGCCAAAGATTGTAAAATTTATAAGTATGTAAATCTACTCCTGTCACACTTATCTGTGTAACAGTTGCATCTCCATCCATAAATGTTTTTGCATGCCCCGCATCTCTTTTGCCGTCAAATTCACCAGACATTGTTCGCATCCATTCCATAATTTTTTGACGAACTTCCATGTTTTCATCATTAATTACTGTAGTTGTCCAATTGTCGAATGTGCGAAAACCATTCAATTTATAAGCTCTTCCTCCAAAATTTACTGGAAGGGGTGCAATATTATTAGCAGGTAATGCTGCTGCTTTTACGAGAATATTTGCATCATCAGAAAAACTTAATGTACCAGTGGTTGAATTAATATCAATCTTGTATAATGACGGTCTGGCGCCACCACCACCTGCCACTAAGTTGCTTTTAAATTCTGTAACTTTAAATGCCATGTGTGTCCTTTATTGTTCGGGGAAAGCTGTGATGTTTCCAGTACCCTTAATATTATAATGTTGATATGCCCAAGTAACATCAAATTGTTCGATGTCACTCATTGTATCATAACTCAGTGGAATTTCAGCAATAGTCGTGGGCCACAATCCTGTAAATTCTACTTCTAAAATTTTAGTGCCCGATTTATCATATTGAGCCAATGTTCCAGTTGACCATTCTGAACCCATTTCTGGCCCAAAACTTGAATCTCTTACATTTTCAACATGACTGTTTATATTTGCCATCCACGCTTCAATGTCAGCACGTTCTTCACCTGCTTCAGTTTGAATAATGGTTGTTGATAAATCCCCAAAAACCATATCGCCGGGAATTTTTACAGTCCGTCCAAAATACTGTCTCTCTATAGGAGTTACAGTAAGGGGCGGAAGTGCGGAAACATTACAATACAAATTAATGTTACCTACTGTAGTTGTACCAGAAATGTTAAAATCAAAAAACGCTGGACGGGCGCCCCCATACTTGAGCGCCGCCTTAAAAGTGTCTATTCCAGATGTCCATGTTGCCATTTAGTTTCTCCTGTTTAATACTTGTTACTTTTATTTATATCAAACAGCACCAACAACTTCAGAGAATTCCACTCCACTACGAACAGCAACAAAGTTGAGTTGAATGAAGTTAATTGCTCTTGAAGGTTTGATAAAGATATCGCCTTGGAACCTGTTAGAATCTACAACTTGTGGTGTGTTATTTGAAGAATCACAAACTACCAAGAAGTCTGAAATTCCACCACGACCTTGAATGTCACGGAGAAATGGTTCGACCATTGATACAAATTGTGCTCTTGTGAACTCATCGTTGAATTCAAACAACTGGAATCTGGCTGCATTCGCAATCGCTTTTTCCAGAAGGATGAACAACCTTCGTACATTGATTCTATCAAATGCAGATGGTTTTGTCAATTGTGTCTTGTCACCAAACATAAGAGTACCTTCGCCTGGGAACGAAACAATTGGATTCACTTGTGATTGATACAACTTATCACGTTCTGCTTTCTTCGGATTAAAAGGAAGATTTACAACTCCTTTAATTTGTCCTCTGGTAAATCCAGCAGGAGAGAAGAAAGGATCACGGTCTGTGTCAGTTCTTGCACAAAGACCAGCAATATCACCATTTAATGGCATATAACGGAATTTGTCGTTATGTTTGTCGAATCCACGTTTCCATCCAGAATCCATAACTGCGTAAGAAGAATTCTGATTAACAGCATTCCTATGGTTGATCACATTATCAGTTGCAGTTGAAGAACTTGTTACCCCAACAACTTGTGCTTTTGTTGGTGAGAAAAATGCAACACAATCTTTTCGTGATTCTGCAATATTTCCGATTACGTGACGAACAACTGTTGAACTATGTGAACCTGTCATTATAAGAGAAACATCAACATCTTCTGCTGATTTCAGGTAATCATACGCCCTAATAAGATCTGCATCGGAAGGAGCTGTTCCATCCGATCCACCCTGTAAACTTAATGTTAAAGGAGTAGAACCATTAGTAAATTCATCAGCAGTTTGTGCTCCACCAGCATCGGCAGTTGCACCCCAAGCACGCAAAGTTCCAGAACCAGCAATCGAATTTGTGAAAAGAGTTGCATCCCCTGCTACATCTTGAACAGCAGTAGCTGAGGCAAATCCTGCCATTGAAGGATGATTTAACCACCAAAGATATCTGGAATTTTTGTTGATGTAATTTTTATAAAAAACATCTTCTCCTTGACTATCTTTTGCACCAGTTGCAACCGAAAGGTTTGCATGTGCTTCTATGACTTCGCCAACTGATCCTGTCCAATCCCCATCTTCATCAATGACTGCAACATGAATTTCATCTAATGCCATATTTTTGTCTGTTGCATATGCTGATGTTGTAGGAGGCCCCTCTGGAAATGCACCTTTATATTCCCACTCTCTTTGATGTCCTTGAGTGGCTGCAGTTATGAGGAAATTGTCTGAAGTTGTCAATACAGTATTTGATGTAATGGTTTTTACTCTCTTAGATTCACCATTAACTGTAATTGTATCTCCTACCACATATTGTGAATCAAGTAATGTACCTACACCAGTTACAGTAGCACTATCTGCGGTTACTGAAACAGTTCCCTTCATGAAAGTAGAACTTGTGGAAAATGCAGATCTCTTTTGGCGTGTTGCTGTGGTTGCACTTACATCAGCAGTATCAGATGCACTTGTTGAGGAGCAAATCAAAGAAGTACTATTGGTAACAGCAGAAACAATATGATAACCTGTTTCTCCTGTAATCGAAATAGCATCTCCGCACCTAACTTCTATATCGAACAAGGTTCCACCTGTTCCTGTAAGAACACCAGTTGCTACTGCCCATGCAACTGATCCAGTTAATGTAGCAGAAGGTCTATCGCCAGGGCAAATGGATACTTTTAAACTATTTCCAAGAGATCCTGCCCACTTTGCAACGAATGGGCCATCATTGACATAGTTTGTTACACCACCACCTTCTGATCCACCCTGTTCTGGATCATAATTGGTGTAATAATCTTCCGAGGTTTTTACTTGCAACGCTGCATATGTAGCAGTATTTGCGGCAGCATTAGTAGGCGCAGCAGCATTACTTGCAGTAGTATTTGCAGCACGAACAAGATTCAATGCATTCGTATACCCCAAGAAGTTTGCGGCTGTGAAAAAATGTTCATGATTGTTGTCATCTGGTTTTTGAAAATCACTTACGAGTTGATCTTCATCCGTAACCAGAGTTACTTCTTCTATGGGGCCCCAACGAAATCTTCCAGCAAATCCACCAGTAGAAGTTGCAGCTGCGACAACCGCTCCAGTTAAATCTATTTCAGAAGTGTTTACGCCCGGACTTACTTGAAATGCCATCTTTGTTCTCCGTTATATTTGTGAGTTACGTAATAATTATATTACTCTATGGAATATTTATAAATAACAGTAATTGATGAATAATATTTAGTGTACGGTAAATATGAAGTTTCCACAAAAAGTCATAACTCGCTTCAATATTAAAGTTAATAAAACAGATAACTGTCATTTTTGGAACGCAGCAAAACAAAAACAAGGATATGGCATGTTTTCCTATGATGGAAAATCTATGCCTGCACATCGTTTTTCATATCTTTTGCACAAAGGAAATATTGCAGAAAATATGGTAGTTCATCAAACCTGTGAAAATAATGGTTGTGTAAATCCAAACCATCTTATACTTCAAACCAAAAGTCAAAACAAAAAAAGTTATACTTCTGTACGTGTCAGTCGAGAAATGATAGAAAAAGAAAGTGTCAAATATCTCTATCGACTTCGCAATCTTCGACCAGAATTAGAAAAAGAAATTGATGCATTGCTGTTATTATTAGTTACAGAAAAAGTAAATGAAGAAGTAGATGATTTTGGTTTTTCTTCTGAACCAACTAAAAACGAAAAATACATTTAATAATATTCATATTGACTTGGTTCTCCAGCTGGTGCCCATGTATTAGAATCGCCCGGAATTTCAATCGAATCATCCATTCCATCTTCAATATATCCAAAAGGAACCAGTTCTTCTTCAATCATCTTCATCTGTTCCGCAAACATTTTTTCTCGTATATCTTGGTCTGTGAGTTCTCTGAAGTACCGCTGTTGTACTAACCAAGAAAACAAGACACATCCCATCACTAGATCATCGTGAGCACCATCATCTGCTTCCCACGATGTACTTTTTCCGATAAAAGTTGTTAATTCGCTTATTGTTTCAAAATCTTCAATGACTAGATTGTCTCTTTCTATCAAATCCTTGAGTGTCGCACATCCGATTCGTTTGACTTGTTTTGTTGTACGAATTCCCATCGATACGTTCTTAGAAAAACCACTCCCAATTTGTTGTCCGTTTCTGCCATGCATTGTAACCATCATCATGTTTTCATATTCCATATCGTGATAAAGAATGTCAGCCACTTGTTGTCCTATATCGTTCACTTCTACCAAAACAAACGCTTCGTTGTATTTCTGTGCAATTGTGAAGAT